TTCCGGAATACGCAAATAATTATTAGGCCAAAAGAAGGGTAATTTTAACTCTCCTCCAGTATTTTTGGTCGGATTCAAGAAAAAGTGTGGTTTCTGAGAAGCTTGAATTAGATCTTGAGCAACAAAGTTGCGATTCACGGTCACTTGATCTCCTGCAGTGTATGGATTGTACGAAACTAACGCACGTCCATAATGGAATTTCGTGCCCGAGATTACCATCTTCACATTCAATTTCATCCTAAGGAGCTTGTAATTCTTGATCTTATCCCTAACGTAGGGATTTTCACAAAAGGCAGCCCAAGGATTAAATGAATAGAAGAAAGGTTGTCCAACTACCCAAGTTTGGGCAGATTGACGAATAGGTCGTCGGAGAAAACTTCCCAACTCGCTGTCAGTATTATTACCCAAATCCATAGTTGATTCATAAGTACCAACTTTCTCCGTTATCCAACCTGCATCTTGATCTGCAAAGGCAGTAATTTGTTCTGTTGTTAAAGAAGCAACAGCTTCTTCCTTTGTACCAGGAGCAGGTTGAGAATCGGATACCACGCCAGATTGAGACACTAACACAGCACCTTCTAAGAATTCAATTCGTTTTTCCAATTGATGCACGTGACGATACTTTTTGGCTAATTTTGCTTTAAGTTCACCGACACGGCTACTAAGATATCTGACTTCCGCATGATGAATATTCATCATAGCATTATGAGATTTGATATTTTTATCGAGGTTATCTTCCTCCATTATTGTTTGTAAATTAGTAATGTAATTTGTTATATATTATGTGCGGTACATCAATCGACAACATAACAGTGCTGTTTTAGTGGGCGTCACCCCATTGCTAAATAACAATATATACAAAGACTATTTGCGTAGCTGTCCATGGGACCTAGGTAATTCAGAACCTAGACTCCATGCGTTAATCAAACGCAAACAACTATTTTTAGCTTATCCAACGTATAGTTACGGTGGCCCAAGGTGTAAAGCCCCCAAGGCGGGCTATAGAAGTTGACCTAAAGGTCAAACTTCTCACGGTACCAAGCGACACGATCA